GTCGGAAGCGCTGGACCCTATCCCCACTGAGCGCCTCGACGAGTATTACCTGCACGCGCTGCATGATACCGAGGACACCTATCCGCTGTCCGCGCGTCACATCCTGGCCGCCTGGAACCGACGCTCGGAGGAGCGAAAGTGGGCCGAGGGAGAGAAGCTTTTGGAGAACATACCGTGAAGGTGCCGGACGTGGACAAAGACCTGCCCCGCAACCTCCCCGCTGAGGAGGCAGTGATCGGCTCGCTCCTCCTCGACCGGGAGGCGATTATCGAGCTTGCGCCCTTCCTGCAGGCCTCCGACTTTTACAACGAGGGGCACGGGGAGGTATATGCCGCGGTGCTTTCCCTCTACGAGCGAGGGGAGCCTGCCGACTCGGTGACGCTGACGGCGGAGCTCGAGCGCCGCGGCACCCTCGAGCGGGTGGGGGGCCTTTCGGCCCTCACGGGGCTTGCTCGTCGCACCCCCACCGCTTCCCATGTCGTCTATTACGCCCGCCTGGTGGAGAAGGCGGCTACCCTCCGGAGGCTGGTCAGCGCCGGCGGAGCGATCGCTGCCCTCGGATACGCGGAGCCTGAGACCGCGGACGAGGTCCTGGTGAAAGCCGAGACGCTGCTGGCGGGTGTGGCCCGGCGCCGTGGCCGCCGCGACTTCGCCCCGATGGATGAGGTGGTCGGGGAGTGGATGGACCGCATGGAGCTGCTGGAGTCTGCAGACCCTGGAGCGCTCGCGGGCATCCCGTCGGGATACTCGGACTTCGACATCGTGACAGGCGGCTGGCGGCGCGGGCAGCTGGTTGTCCTAGCAGCCCGGCCCGGCCAGGGCAAGACCGCCATACTCAAAAACATGGCCCTGAACATGGCGCGAGCGGGGCACGGGGTGGGGATCTTTTCGATAGAGATGGGCCGCGAGGAGCTGATGGAGGGATGGGTGTCCGACATGGCATCCGTCGACAGCCAGAAGCTGCGTAGGGGGGGTCTCCTCACCGATGCCGAGTGGAGCCGGGTGTCCGACGCGCAGGGCAAGCTGGCCACCCTCCCGATGTACGTCGACGACACCGCGGGCATTTCGATAGGGGAGTTGTGCGCCAAGGCCCACCGGCTGAGGGCCACCCACCAGGTGGACGTGCTGATGGTGGACTACCTGCAGAAGGTGGTAAACGCGCGGCGAGACGGGGAGCGGCGGCACGAGGTGGGGGAGGTAGCGCGGCGCCTCAAGGACCTCTCGCGCCAATTGGAGGTGCCGGTGCTGGCCGCGGCCCAGCTCTCCCGCGAGCAGGACAAGCGCGCCTCGCACATCCCGGTGCTCGCGGACCTGGCGGAGAGCGCCGACATCGAACGGGAGGCTGACATCGTGCTGCTCCTGCATCGCCCGGAGCTGTACGAGGGGCGCAACACCGAGAACCAGGGGAAGGCGGTCTTCTACTTCGCCAAGCACCGCGGCGGGCAGGCAGGGGTGCCGGTGACGCTGCGCTTCGAGCCGCGCTTCACCCGCTTCCAGCCTCTGTCACGCATGACCGACCCGTTCTGGTCGAGGTACGAGGACGAGGAGCCGGTGGCGTCATGATGGACAAGCGAGTATTCGACGTGGAAACCAATAATCAACCAACAGGAGGACACACGACGATGGCAGTAGACACCGAAGAGATCACCGGCACCAAAAAAAGTGAGGCCCCAGCGCCCGCGCCCAGCCACGCGAGCCGGCGCGGAGAGGCGTACGAGAGCGTCATAGGGATGCTCCTCGAGCGGGCCTGCGAGATGGCCGACGCTCAGGACCATGCGGGCAGCCGCGAGAAGGTGGGCGCGGCCGAGGCTTTCAAGCTGACCAGGTTCCTGACACGCCGTATGTGGGACTTCACCATCACCGTCAAGGTGGACGGCAAGCCCACGCCTCCGCCGAAGGATTAGGAAGGGGTGCTGAGGCGGTCGATGGTCTGGAGAACCTCTTCCCGCATCTGCTCCAGACGGTCCACCAGCTCCGCAAGGCCACCGAGGATCTCACGGGTGTCGTGCTTCGGGACGATCAGCAGCTCGCCATCGGCGATCATCTGGATCAGCTTGGAGCGATTGCCGCCATGAAGGCCGGCCAGGCGGTCCAGCTCATCGCCTCGGCGGAGGAAGTCCGGCTCCGGTCCCAGTGAGATTGTGATGTTCTGTCTCATGTCACAGATTATAGCAGGGTGTACATACAATTGCAATAGTTTGTACGTAAGATACACCTTAAGACCGATACGAAGTACGTACAATTACCCTATAATGTATGTACAGGCGGGAGCCGAGTACAGCTAAGCGAGAGAGACAGCAGAGATGAAGACTATAACCCTAAGCATGTTAGTTCCTATCACAATCCAGGTTGACGTGCCGGATGGCCCGGTCGGTTCGTGGGCAGGGGACGCGCTCCCCGGTGTCTTCGCGGACGAAGGGGAGTTCTGTGACTGGCTGAACACGCACCCGCGGGCATGGGGCGGCACATTCGAGGATGTGATACGCAGGCCCTGGACCCACCGCAGTAGCGCGACGTTCGGCATGAGCGACATCTATGAGACGCTCGTATGCACAGAGGAGCCGCACCTGTCGGGCCACATTGACGAGCTTACCCGCTACTTCTTTGAGGGTGAGTTCGCAGGCGAGCACATGGGCACGCACGCCCTGGACGGCTACGAGGCCCGGCTATTCTCCCTGGGCACTGACTTCACAAAGTCGCGACGTGATGATTGGGGTTTCTCCCTGCCTAACCTGTGGACCATCCTGCGCGAAGGCACTCCCGTCCGCAAGACCAACAAAGCGGGGCCGGGCACTAAGGGCACGCGCAAGGTGGAAGGGATTAGTGGTCGCTATTGGCTGGCTTTCCGGTAGGGGAGCCAGCCCCTCTGGGGGTTACGACGATGGCACAGCTATTCAAAACAGACGGCACGGTCGAGGACGTGCGCCCCTCCAACGGCGACTCTTTCTCCCTGCGAGAGATGCAGCGGTTCGTGGGCGGCCTGATCGACATCATAGACCTGGGTGAGGGTGAGATGGTCATAAACGACGAAGGGAAACTGATTGGTCTCCCCTACAACGAGCGGGCGACCAGGCTGGCACGGCCCTTCCTCTTCCCTAATGACCCCGGCGTCTTCGGCGACGTGCTAGTATGCACCGCTTACGAGGCGGGATATCGCGGACTGGAGGCAGCGTGAACATCGGTCCTAAGAGCGTGCTGTTCGGAGCGCACCAGTTCCTCATCCACCCCTGGTTCGTGGCCCTGGCCTGGTGGCGACTGTATGGCTTTCCATGGGACCCGCGCCTGTGGGTAGCCTTCTTCCTGCATGATCTGGGCTACCTCTTTTACAACTGCCCGAACATGGATGGGGAGGAGGGGGAGCGGCATCCTCTGTGGGCTGCGACCATCATGCGCCGCTGGTTCGGGCCGAAGTGGGGAGCCTTTGTCTTCTATCACTCCCGGTTCCTTGCCAAGCGAGACGGCGTGCCCTACTCCCGACTGTGCGTGGCCGACAAGCTGGCGACCGCCCTCGAACCGTGGTGGCTTTATCTGCCCCGCGTGATACTCTCGGGAGAGGTTCACGAGTACATGGCCCTGGCCGGTGGGAGGGGCAGCTCCAAGTACAAGGGGGAGCCGAACTCCAAGTACGTGAGTATGCAGCTGGAGACCGGCACGATCAGGGGGTGGCATCGGGGCATGACGGCCTACCTTCGGGAGTGGGCATACACTCACCGCGATGGCCGCGAGGACACCTGGACACCTCGACATGAGGAGGCAGCATGACCAGATATGCCAGAGACACCGAGGTCAGCTCGCAGCGCAGTCGTGAGGAGATCGAGCGCACCCTCCAGCGATACGGGGCCACCGGCTTCCTCTACGGCTGGGAAGGGGATACGGTCATGCTGGGCTTCCGCATGGCCGGGCGCATGGTCCGCTTCCGCCTCACGATGCCCCCGCGCTCGGAGTTCACGCTGACCGAGACCGGGAGAGAGCGCACCTCACAGGATGCTATCAACGCGGCGTGGGAGCAGGCCTGCCGGCAGCGATGGCGTGCGCTCGCCCTGGTCATCAAGGCCAAGCTGGAGGCGGTCGAGTCGCAGATTACCACCTTCGAGGAGGAGTTCCTTGCGCACATCCTCCTGCCCGATGGCCGCACCTACGGGCAGTTCGCCGTGCCGCAGATCGCCGCGGCCTACGACCAGGGCAAGATGCCGTCGCTGCTGCCGGCGGGAAAGGAGAGCTAAAGGTGGAAGAAGAGAAAGCATACGCAACCGAGGCCGAAGAAGTGGCTCCAGTGCCGTCACCCAAAGAGGCGACGCGCAGCTACCTGCCCGAAGAGCACCTCGTGCAGAACATGATCCTGGCCGAGATGATGAAGCTGGCCTTCACCCTTGACCTGGACTGCTTGCGGGACTTTATCACCTCACAACGCACGTACGTCGATACTGTAATGCCCATCACGGACCCGACGCGCTACCGTCGGGAAAGTGAAATGCTACATAGTGCCCTTAGTGTCGCGCAGGCTGGCTACGACTTCGCGCGGAAGGCAGTCGAGGCCCGCGACAAAGCCCCAGAAGTGAATGCCCGCATGGCAGCGTTCGGGCGGTTCGAGCGAGGCGAGTGGTAGGCGTGAAGCTCATCTTGCCCTACCCGCCCTCGGCGAACTCTTTGACTGCCGTCGTACAGGGCCGCAGGGTGAAGACGCGCGAGCATCGCCGCTATGCCACGGTGGTGAGCAGCATAGCCTCGCGGGAGGGCGTGTCGCTGCTGGAGGGGGAGGTCGTGCTACGGGTGGATGTCTACCGGCCTCGTCGGCAGGGTGACCTCGATAACACTTTGAAGGCAGTTCAGGACTCCTTGAAGGGTATCGCGTGGCGGGATGATAAGCAGGTCGTGGAGATCGTGGCCAGGCGCTTCGAGGACAAGGACAACCCGCGGATCGAGATAGAAGTGGAGGAGGTGTGAGGACGATGGAAAATACATGTGCTACGTGCAATGGGCATAAGCGGGTAATCGTGTTTGCAGACCGCTTTGCTAACAGCTATGGTCTTGATGGATGCCCCACCTGTACGCCAGATGAACACCCCCCAAAGAGAGGGCCTATACTCGGGCTTCCAATGTCGCGGGCAGAGCAAGAATATAGCTGGTCCTTTTCTACCCCAATTGAGGGGCCGGACCGAGACCCATCCTTCCAATGGGCGCCTAACAGCGAAAATAAGCCAGCCAACCTGCACCAGCCTTTGACGGCTGCGACAGCCCTTGCTGATTGTGGGGATGATGTAGAGTGCCTGCGCCGGTGGGCCGAACACTACAAAGTCCTTTGGCGTGCTGAGGAGAAACTGAACGCCTACGCAAAGAGACAACTAACCCAGGCGCAGGCCGAAGCCGACGGGTTCTTCAGCGCCATGGGCGCTGCCTGGTCTATGCTGATGGACCGAGAGTACAAAAACGCGACCGCCGTTCTCGAGGCCGCGATAGAGAAGGGGCAGACCCCGGAGCGTGCCAAACGCATGGCGGTGCCAGGGCTGTTTGAGTAGGTGCTATTGACAGGTAGGAGGGTGGGGAGAAGTTGATGCTTGTGACAGAACCGCGCGACAATGTAAAGCCACCAGATCAGCCGGCGCTCACTGCCTGGAAGTGCCGCAACACGAAGTGCAGGCGCACGCTCATGGAGCAGGCTGTCGAGAAGGGCACGGTCGTGAAGATTTGTGAGCGGTGTGGGACGGTGAACGTGTTGCAGGATGGGGTTGCGAAGTCGTAGAATTAAGAGAAAGAAGCGGGAGGAATAGATCCGTCATGGGCTATCTAGGAAACAAACTGCATGCCCTGCTCCCCAACCCCGAGGATGTTTTGGCTCTGGAGCCGGAGCAATTGGCGGGCATCATACTGCGTCTCATGAATGATTATCGCGATAAGAATGCAATCTGGGACCGCCTCACATTCGGCTCAGATCACATGCTGGCAAATTATCTCCAGAGGGAGTATTGGCCCCGAATGAGCCATAAGCTAATGGAGTCCTGGGCTTGGCTCGAGCAAGAATTATTATTGATTCTTGCTCCCGGATCACAGACCGGGTTCTTCGTTAGCCAGCGAGGCAAACTGCTTATGACCGAGCAGGACTTTGACGCCTACAAAAAGGTTCGTCTTTTGCCGCGCGAACTCCTGCATCCGTTAGTTGCCCAAAAAGTCTGGCCAGATCTCATGAGCGGTGAGTATGACTCGGCTGTACTCAAAGCCTTCAAGCAGGTTGAAGTTCGTGTGAGAGAAGTAGGTGGATACTCCGCCCAAGAGCTTGGAGTGGACCTCATGCGCAAGGCGTTCCATATGCAGAGTGGTCCTCTCACCGACCTCAATAACCAAGTTCTCGCAGAAAGAGAAGCGTTACCCCATCTCTTCGCTGGTGCAATCGCCCTCTACAAGAACCCGCATAGTCACCGAAACGTCCAGATTGATTCAACCGAGGCCATTGAGCTGGTTATGCTTGCGAGCCATTTGCTGAGAATAGTAGATGCGCGAGACCCTTCAAGCTAGGAGATTGACAACCCGTAGTTCGGTCTGATAAGGTAGCGGTAGCCGAATAAGCGGCCCCAGCGGCCCAGAACATAGCGACCCAAGCGGTCCGGTACGTTACTCGCGAGAGTAGCCTGCCGGGCCGCTTCTTATTTTCTACGTGGAATACAACAATGGCAACCTTATGAGTGACTGGTAACCCCTTGAGTGAAATGCACAGCCAAGTCCAAACGAACTGGGAAGAAGTGCCGGGCCAATGCGGTCACCGGCCGCCAGGTCTGCTACCACCACGGCGGCAAGACGCCGGCGGGGATAGCTTCGCCTCAGTACGAGCACGGGCGCTACTCCAAGGTCATCCCGACGCAGCTCGTCGAGCATTATCGCCAGGCCCAGGAGGACCCCGACCGCCTCTCGATAGACGCGGACATCGGCCTACTGGATGGCCTCCTGCGAGGCGCGCTCGACTCGATGAACCGCGGCGATCCGGGCGAGCTGTGGGAGAAGCTCCACGAGGCGGCCCAGGCGTACAAGAGAGCGCTGAAGAGCAAGAAGGAGGGCGACGACCCACAGGAGCACCTGTCGATGGTGCTGTGGCTCATCGAGGAGGGCTACCACGACTACATGGCCCGCATCGAGATACGCCAGATGCTCCAGGAGCGCGCCCGGCTGGTGGATGCCGAGTCGCGACGCTTGGAACGTGCACAGGGGACCGTGACGGTAGAGCGGGCGCTGGTCTTCGCGGACCGCGTGATGGAGAGCGTGAAACGTAATGTTAGGGACGAGAGGATACGATCAGCAATCGTCCAGGACATCTTTGCCCTTACTGGAGGCGAGGTTCGTCGAGGGGCTGCTGCCACCGGAGACTGACGACGCCGCGCTGCAGTGGCGCATCGAGGAGTGGGAGCGGTGCGAAGCCGACCCCGCCTACTTCATCCGTGCCCACGTGCAGGTCAAGGACGACACCGCCGGCGAGTGGATACCCTTCGACCTGTGGCCCGCCCAGGAGGAGACGCTGCGCTTGCTGCAGGAGAACCCCCTGGTGGTCATCCTGAAGGCGCGCCAGCTCGGCTTCACCTGGCTCCTACTCTCCTACGCCCTTTGGCTCATGCTTTTCAAGCCGTCGGTGACCGTGCTGCTGCTGTCCAAGCGAGACGAGGAGGCGATAGAGCTGCTCGACGTGCGCCTCAAGGGAATGTGGGACCTGATGCCGGAGTGGATGCGCGGGCGAGTGGGGCCCGCGGAGACCGACGCCAAGCACCAGTGGCTCCTCGGCAACGGCTCTCGTGCTCTTGCCTTCCCTACGACGGGCGCGCGCTCCTACACCGCCAAGCTGGTCATCGTCGACGAGGCCGACCACCTGGCGGAGGCGGGAACGCGCAACGTGCTCGGCAAGCTCCTCAACACCGTCAAGCCCACCATAGACGCTGGCGGGCAACTAGCCCTACTCTCCACGCCCGACAAGGACCGGCCCGTGTCGCTTTTCAAGCGCATCTACCTGGCGGCGAAGAGCGGCCTCAACTCCTACGCGCACGTCTTCTATGGCTGGCGCGCTCGTCCTACCCGCACCGACGAATGGTACGAGCAGCAGAAGCGCGATACCCTGGCCAACACCGGCTCCCTCGATGACCTCTATCAGGAGTACCCGGAGACGGACGCTGAGGCCCTCTCCCCTCGCTCCCTCGACAAGCGCATCCCCGGCCAGTGGCTCCTGCAGTGCTACCGCGAGCGCGAGCCTCTCACCCCTGATCAGCTCCCCGCCGGCACCCCCACCGTGCCCGGCCTGGTCGTCTACGGCGCGCCGGTGCGGGGTGTGGAGTACAGGGTGGGGGCGGACCCCGCCGAGGGCAACCCCACCAGCGACTTCTCTTCGTGCCTGGTCGTGTCGAGGCTGACGGGCGAAGAGGTAGCGCACTTCTCCGGTAGATTCGAGCCTGCTGTGTTCGCGTCTTACATGGCGGACCTGCACAACTGGTACAACGAGGCCCCGATGCTGCCGGAGCGCAACAACCACGGCCACGCGGTCATCAGCTGGTTGGATGATCACGGCTACGGCTCCTCTATCCTTTCCGGCACGGACGGGCGTCCGGGGTGGCTCACCACTACGGCCTCCAAAGCGAGGATGTACTCGGAGGTAGCCGACGGGCTGAGACAGGGTGACGCGCTTATCCACTCGCAGGATGTCTACCTGCAGCTGGCCTCCATAGACGGCGGGAAGCTGCGAGCGCCCGAAGAGCAGCACGACGACGAGGCGGTGGCGTGGGGCCTGGCTACGCTGGCCAGGGGGATGGAAGACCCGGGCGGCGGTATCTCGGAAGAGGTGGGCGAGGCGTTGGAAGCGTGGAGTGGGATTTAGCATGATCAGAGGAGCGAACATACCGCTCTACGCGATGAGTCCTAGCGGTCACATGACCAACGTGGACGACATCGAGCGTGCCCTCGATACTCTGCTTGAGGCGGGAGCGAACGCGGTGGCCTGGAACCCACCCCACTACATGTTCGTCCGCGAGGGTGAAGCGATCCTGGATCGCCCTTCCTGGGAGCATGGGCTCGACGAGAGCGACGTCATCTGGGAAGACGTCGGGCAAACCAAAGAGCGCTTTGCTCGCACCCCTTCCCCCGACCTGGTCGAGGCGGCAGTAGAACAGTCCCACATGCGTGCGATGCTGACCGCGATCAAGCCTCTCGTCGATCCACGCTGGCACCCGGACGGCTACCCCGGTGGGTGGCGTGGTGATGTGTCGATGAAAGGCACTGATGTCGCGGGTATCGAGTACAATCTCCAGGCTCAGTGGCATCGCGCCTACAAGCGTCTTCTCGACCGCTACATAGGGATGCTCGGTGGTGGGGATATCTGCATGATGGGCACCGAGTTCGTGCAGGCGACGCGCGACTTCGGTCCTCAGTGGGTGGCAAGTATGGCGCGTTACCTGCGCACCAACCACTCTCCTACCCCCTACCTCACCTACGATGCTAACTGGGGTCCGTGTCACGACGCGGAGTATTGGTATCTGCACGAGTCGGATGTGTGGAAGGACCTGGCCTACACCTGCGTCTCCGCTTACTTCCCGCTGGTCCTCGACACCGAGCCACCCTCACCCCCGATCGATGCTATCAGAGCAGGCTGGCACCGGGGTGCTTCACCTGAGCCGTGGTGCTTGACCCCGGTCGCAGCACTGAGCGAAGCAGCCAGCGGCATTCCTGCCGAGCGTCTCTTATTCGGGGAGATCGGCTACCGGGCCGACGAGTGGGCAGCACATAACAATCCTGGCGAGGACCCCAAAGGCAAGTTCGACCAGGCTCTGCAGGCACGTTGCTGGCAGGCGTTTCGTGAGGAGTGGGACGGCAACATCGCGGGGTGGTTCGCCTGGTCCTGGGCGATGTACCCCGAATACACAGACCCGCGCGCCCACGCTCTCAACCTCCCAGGCAGGGAAGAGACGGCAAGGTGGGCGCTGTCAGAGGCACCCTGAGCAGTAACCGGAGTAACTATGGAGGCACCATGTG